ATGTCCAAAAACTATTCTTAGAAATGATGTTGCAAGACGCAGAGAGCTATGTGCGTGTGCAGAACATTTATAATCCAGAAAACTTTGATCGTAGTCTAAGACCGGCTGCTGAGTTTATTGCTCAACATAGCAATGAACATAAAACATTACCCACGACGGAACAGATTTCTGCCACAACCGGAGTACGATTAGAACATATCCCGGATCTCAATGAAGGACATTTTGAATGGTTTATGGATGAGTTTGAATCATTTACTCGACGCCAAGAACTGGAACGTGCAATCTTAAAGAGTGCAGACTTGCTGGAAAAAGGTGAGTATGATCCAGTAGAAAAACTGATCAAGGATGCAGTACAAATTAGCTTGACCAAGGACATGGGCACAGACTACTGGGCCGATCCAAGAGCTAGAATAGACAAATACTTTAACAGTGGTGGGCAAGTGAGCACAGGTTGGCCACAGATGGATCGTATCTTGTATGGCGGATTCAGTCGCGGGGAACTCAATATCTTTGCCGGCGGATCTGGGTCAGGCAAGAGTCTTGTCATGATGAACATAGCATTAAGCTGGTTACAGGCAGGATTGAGTGGTGTGTATATCAGTCTAGAACTTAGCGAAGAACTGTGTGCGCTAAGGACTGATGCTATGTTGGCAGGGATGAGCACAAAGGAAATACGCAAGGACATTGATCAAACGGAACTCAAGGTCAAGTTAGTTTCTAAGAAAGCCGGTCAGTATAGAATCAAGGCTATACCAGCACAAAGCAACATCAACGACATCCGTAGTTATATCAAAGAAGTACAGGTACAAACAGGTATTAAGGTAGATTTTGTCATGTGCGATTACTTGGATTTGTTGATGCCGGTCAGTGCCAAAGTCAGTCCAAATGATCTGTTTGTCACGGACAAATATGTGAGTGAAGAACTAAGAAATTTGGCCAAAGAACTTAATGTATTGTTTGTGACTGCAAGTCAATTGAATCGTAGTGCAGTAGAAGAAGTTGAGTTTGACCATAGCCATATTTCGGGTGGTATTAGCAAGATCAATACAGCGGATAACGTGTTTGGTATCTTTACAAGCCGGGCCATGAAAGAGCGTGGCAAATATCAAATACAATGCATGAAGTCAAGATCGAGCACAGGCGTGGGCATGAAGATTGATTTAGACTACAATATTGAAACTATGCGTATCACAGACCCCGGTGAAGATGAACAAGCCAGCGGTGGATTTAAAAAGCCCAACATTTATGAAAGTATCAAGGCACAAAGCCGTGTCACCGCAACAGAAACTGTGGATCAAGACACCGGTGAGATCGGTAAAGTCACAGCTGACGTGCAAAGTGCCAAACTAAAACAATTACTAGGGCAAATCAAACAATCATGATTGAACAAAATAATAGATATTGTCCCAGAATATATCATGGATTAACTCTTTCGAATATCGATGATAATCAAATATCCTATGCACCCTGTTGTTGGGGTGCCACTGTTACAGATAGCAATATTAATTTTAACAACAAAAATTTTATACAATTAAGAAACATTAATCGGAGTGGGGAATTACCTTTGCCTTACTGCCATCGTTGTGATGCTCAAGAAAAAACAGATAAAAAAAGCATGAGATTGGGCTATGTTGAAATGCAAGGTAATGAATCATATGATGCACAATTGAAATATCTTGACGTTAATATTGACTATTCTTGTAATTTGGCCTGTGTTACCTGTGGACCCGAATGCAGTACTACCTGGCGTAAAGAACTAAAAATCAAAGGCCAAACAGTAAGGCCGCATATAGATGAGTTTATTAAAAATAGACTTACCAAACTAGATTTTTCACAACTTGAAGAAATACGCCTGTGGGGCGGAGAACCATTTTTAACTAATACCCATAAAGATATTTTAAATTATGCAGTGACTCAAGGAAATGCTCATAACATTAATTTAATGTATAATACCAATGGCACACGAGTTATAGACGATTCAACTAAACAACTAATAGAAAAATTTAAATTTGCCAGAATTAGTTTTAGCATTGATGGTATAGGAGAAAAATTTAATTACCTACGGTATCCTGGAATTTGGCAAGAAGTCGAACAAAATTTAATGTGGTGGAAAAATAATTTACCACACAACAGCATGTTGTCTCTTACCGTCACAGCCAGCATATTAAATGTACTAGATATCGATCAAATATGCAATTGGCACCAGACCAATTTTAATCAGTCAGTATTTGGTGATCCAATTGAAATGTATGTGCACCAGGCATTTGGACTGTACGGATTAGAAACTATGCCTGTGCAAATGATAGATCATTTAAAATCTTTACAAAATTACAAACAATCCTGGATACAGAATTTAGATATATTAGGAATAGCAAATCACAAATTAACACATACTTTAGATCAGTTGCGGATAATAGATATTCGACGTAATTTAGATTTTTCTAAGATTTCTCCGATAGCAGCGGATCTATTAGGGTATCAAAAATAACAGATAATTTTGGAAGATACTGATATATATCGATTTTTTTAGCTTTATCTTGTTGACGTATTTTGTTAAAATATTCTTCAAGAGTAATTTCGTTTCCATTGTAAGGTACCCATTGACCTGCAAATGGGAGATCTGCTAATAATTTTTTGATCTCTACTGGCATGCGATCCAAACTTAACCAGTCTGGCGAACTAACAATATTATGATTGTATCTCAGGCCTTGTTGGCGAAACCAATCGATAGTTTCTTGGTAATACAAGATATTCAAAGAACTTATAGTATATGACACACTGACATTATTGGTAATCTTATAAAACAATTTAATATTATGGCATACTGCATTCCAACTAGCCGGCCATCTCATGTATTCAAATACTAGTCCTGTACCATCGATACTAACACAAATATTTAAATCTGTAAATTTTGCTAGTAAATCTAATTGTATTTGAGTCAACGTAACACTACCATTGGTAATTAGTGAAATAAAACAGTTGGTGTTATTATTCTCAATTAATTTTTGTAGGATTTCAAATGTTTTTGGATCAAAAAAAGGTTCACCGCCAAGTAATGAAATACGTTTAGCAGTACTATAATTAAAGTTATTATTTTCTAAATTGATTTCTTTTTTTGGTCTTGGTATAAGCCCTATTTTCTTTTCAATTTCTGCCCATTTTGATGAAGAATTGCTATCACATGATACACAGGCCTGATTACAAAGATTACTGGTAGTTAGTTGATAAAGTAAAGTTTCATGTTTAGATTCAACACAGTCTTGTTTTAAGTTATTTAAATCGCGATTTAATTTATAATCTAAAAATTCATTTTCAAGTTGCCTTCTACTTTTTTGCCCCTGCGCTTCAACAGTCCAGCACTTGGCACAAGCAGTAGATTTAACCCCGTTTATTAGGTCTAATTTTAGTTTATCGATGTTAGTACCAGTAGGTAACAAACAACAAGGTGAGTTGCTTGGTAATTCAGAACTATACCAGGGTAAAACACAAAATGTATGCATACTGTATTTAAGAACAGTATGTGCCACAATCAAATAAATAATAAAAAGGTCCTGGCCATATGCAAAAGAAAACTCGCAGTATTTTAGAAGAATTAGAAACCTTGTACGCTGAACGCGATCAGCGTCATGTTATCGAAAATCGCGCGGCAAACATCATTGCCAGTGCCATACGACTACTAGAACAAATAGATTCAAGTTATACTCCAGATCAAGCTGATAATTTACGACGCAAATTAATCAATGCTATCAAGCTAAGAGATCCTGCTAAATTTACTAGAACAGTAAGGAAAACAGATGCAAATTCATGAACTAACCCAACCTCGTAAATCCCAGCTGGATGAAATAGACATGTTTGGCCCAGGTGGGTTAGCGTCTGAAATTGGGTCGGCTATCAGGAATCCAAAACAGGCGTTGGGCTTTACTAAAGATGGCAAGTTTTCGCCTGGACTTGCTCAGCAACAAGCTGATCAAAGCGAATACGCTCGACGTGCGGCCAAAGCGGCCGGCAAAATCCAATCTCAATTAAAACCACCTACACTTGATCAATCTTTGGACAAACTCAAAGCCAATCCCGGTGCCCAACAATGGATCAATGGTATAACGGCACAATGGCCAGCTGCAGCAGAACAACTTGGTGCAGGTTCTGGCGCGATTGGACAAATGGCTAATCAGTTGGGTGCTACTAATGCATCAAGCTCTGGCGGCCAAACCCAATCCACACCTTCAGGAGTAATGCATACTGCTAGTGCAACTAACCTAAATCAACCACCCGCGCCCAAGTCTTCTAATGCGCCAGTTTCGTTAGGCGGTAAAAAATTAGATCCTAACAACCCTAGCGATGCTCAGGTCCTGGCTGCAATAGCTAAAAAAGGAATTAAAGAAGCCGTAACTCCGCCAGCTAGTAATCAAGATTACGCCGCCGGATTCCGTCGCTGGGTCGATAGTCAATTAAAAACTACTAAGTTAGCCACCTTAGAATCTGATCCTGAAGTAAAAGCCAAACTAGAACCTTTACTACAACAAATTGTAGCCGCAAAAGGCAATGAATCCGTACAACAAAAATTAGTACACACGTTTTTTTCCTACGCTGTGGCTGCAAATCATGTGATACAAGCTAAGACCCAGGGGCAATCTCCAGAACAAAGACAGCCGCTAGGACAACAACAATTCCAGAGTAATGTTGCCTCTGGACAGGAAATAGCACCCAATCAACAGGCAGTTGATACTGGGCTTAATCAAGGGCAATTACTTACCCTAAGTCAAAAAGCAAACGCCGCAGGTGGACCGCGCCCCAAGTCAACTGGTAATCCTTTTTACGATAGTCTGATAGCTCAAATCCGAGGCGGCCGATGAATCTATTTGAAGGCGGCAACGTATTCAAAGATGCCGATGGCCGTGCTCTTACACAGCGTATCAATCAAGCCGATGTTAAACCAACCCTGTCATGGCTGGAACAACTGGTACCTGACCTAGATCTATTAAACAATACCTTAGGATCAACTGGCATCAAATCCACGTCAGGTGATCTAGACATTGCCGTAGATGCCACGCAAGTTACCAAAGAACAACTACAACACAGACTGGAACAATGGGCCATCAGTCACGGATTTAAGCCGCAGGAATGGGTCAAGAAATCGGGCACAGCAGTACACTTTAAAACGCCTATCACAGGCGATCCTGCAAGAGGATATGTACAAACTGATTTTATGCTGTTGAACAATGTGCCTTGGTCAAAGTTTGTGCTGGGAGCTATGCCAGCAGATTCAAAGTTTAAAGGCCGTGAGCGTAATGTGCTAATGAATTCGATTGCCAAAAGCATGGGCTACAAACTAAATCAAATAGCCGGTATTGCCGACCGTGTTACTAATAAACTGATCACTGATGATCCGGACCGGGTTGCTAAATTATTGTTAAATCGCTCGGCCACCCGCCAGGACTTGGCATCAGTAGAAACTATACTACAAGCACTGGCCACGGATCCCAAGCGTGATCAAAAATTAGCAGACTTCCACCAACACATGGAGCGCGAAGGCATTCCGTTTATGGAAAGTGTCAGCGCCAATCCTTACATAGAATACAACGAAGTAAACTTTTTAGCTCGCCTGCGTGACCGTATTGTGAACCAAGGCATGCAAAAGTTGATCGAAAGTGAAGTGCAAGGTGGTCGTGCCAAAGGTCTTGAACACCTGGAAGACTATGTGTTCCGTAACGGTAGTGCTGGTATCAAAAAGGCCATGGACATAATTCGACACACAGCCGCCGACACCAAATCTACTACCACAGTCAAATGGGATGGTAAACCAGCCTTGGTGTTTGGCCGAGATCCTGCTGGAACATTTGTCTTGACTGATGTTTCGGGATTTGCAGCCAAAGGCTATAACGGACTGTTTACCAGTACCAAACAAGTCTACGACCTACTGGCCGCTAGAGATGCTGATGCCAGGGCCAAAGGGTTACGAGCCACACGAACAAAAGAATTATATCCCACATATCAAACACTGTGGCCCTTGCTGGATGCCGCAGTTCCCAAAGACTATCGGGGATTTTTCCAAGGCGATTTGTTATACACCCAAACTCCACCTTTGGTAGCTGGCAATTATGTGTTTCAGCCCAACGAAATAGAATATAAAATACCAGCTGACAGTGATGTAGGCAAACGCATTGGTGCCAATCAAGTGTGTATAGCCATGCATACTCGATACGCCGAACCAGGTGCACCAAAAGAACCCATTGGTGATTTTAAATTTAAACCTGTTGAAGGACTGTTACTGTTAGAACCAGTGTATGCCAAAGCAAATGTGCGCCCCGACTCTGCGGCAGTAAAAGCACTTAACACAATTTACACAACCAACGGAGCCGCAATAGATCAACTGTTCAATCCAGCTGACCTTAGATCCTTGAAGCTTACCAATTTACCTGTACTCTGCATTGATTATATCAACAGTAGAGTGGGCAGCAACTTTAACAACCTAGCCAACGGCTTTGGAGACTGGTTACAAAAAACACAAACTCCAAGCAAGTATGCCAACATTTTTGAATACTTGACCAGTCCGCGTAGCAATGTGAC